ACCCATCACTGGAACGGGGTTTTTCCACAGGTCTGTGGAAAACTCTTCACTGTAACGCTTTGTTTCAACGCTTGACGCACCGGCCGGTGCCATGCAAGAATAGCGAAGCAATGGTTGACATAGCGCGGTAACGTGGGGGTTTTGTGCCAAGCTTGTCGGGCTACCCCAAAACAAAGTGCCGCAATTTTTGATCAACTATTTTCCTTTATGCATACGCGCATATCACAACTGAGAGCAGACTAGGTTCATTTTTGCTTTTGCAAGTGCGAGGCCAAGTTCGATTAGTTCTGTTTCGTTTGCGTCATTTTTCAAGCAATTTGCTTTCCAAGAAATAATCCAAACATTGTCTTTTGTGTATCCTCTTGAGCTATCAATACGATCTAGCGATGGAGCGCAGGGATGAGCGTTACCTTGTTCTCCTGCTCCATAGTTAGTTTTCCAGCGAAAAGGAGCCCCGGTAATAGGACAATTATCGGTTACGAGGGAATATAGGAATTTGGAATCAAGGTCAAATTCCCAGCCTTTAGTTTTTGCTCTATGTTTAGCCGCTGAGAGCATTTTTGCGATTCTTGATGCCACGGGATTTGCATTGCGAGCAAATGCCCGCGCGTTGTAGTTTCTGTTGTAACTGCTTTCACATGCTTTACATGCGGATCTGCGACCATCTTTAGCTCTGCTTCGACGAGTAAATAGTGAGAGCGGCTTTACGCGACCACATTTAGAGCAGGCCTTTGTTCCTTCCATGGAAGGCAAATTAACTGGGCAAAGCATAGCCATGGCTCGTGAAAACGTAGTCTTGCTATGGCGAACCAAGGCCCCAAAGGCCGCAGGTGAGCCATATGGCGAAGCTCCGTTCAGAACATTCACCAGACATTCCATTCCATTGTTATTTCCAGAACAAAGGGCGGTCCTCAAAGACCGCCCTTTTTAGTGCGAAGACCATTGTTTGCGTGTGTTTTTGCGTCACCCGCGCAGTTGCACGCATTTTCCCCTTGCATTCACCAGGCGTCCTGGAGCGACGCCGCTTTGAGGCGGCGTCTCAGGGCTGGAAGGACATTTGCCAGTCCTAGAAGGCTTGCGAGGGGCTTGGCGTCGAGAGCTTTGGGCTCTTCTGGAGCGCTCAGTGGCCGCTTTGGGGCGGCCCCTCGCTTAGTGCTGGATGCGATGGTCAGGCGTCGCTTCGTCGGCGAACCGTATCCTGAACAGCAGTTGCACAATGCTTAGCATAACGTGAGCTGTGACCTAATTTTGGTATAGCGCTGATACCAAACAGGGCTTTTGATGCCATTTCTCATGAAAATCTTCAGCTTTTCTCCATTGTTTATGCTGAGATGCTGAAATAATCGTGAAAAGTGACAAGAAACACATGCCCTTCCATTGTTCTCTCTTTAGCGTGAAGAAATATCGCAGAGATCACCATGTGGGACGATCTGCCAGAGCCCTTCATGGTCGGCTCAATCAAGCTATGGCCCGCCCATAGCCGCCCTGGCTATACGTGGTTCATTGCTCACGAAGGTAAGCCTCATTACTTTCGCAGCAAGAATGAGGCAATGCTCTTCGCAAAGGACCGGCAGTCCATCGAAGATCCTGAAATGCTGTGTGACTAGCGAAAGATTTGATTAAGGAGCCAGCAGACGTAGCTAAGCTGGTTCCGTTCAAGAGCCGCCTTTGAGGGCGGCTCTTTCGTCTCAATCAAGGATGACAATGGCGGAGAAGATTGCCCGCACTGGACGGGTGCAAAGTTGGATGGATGATGCTGACGGGCGCCTCCCCGTGAGCTGCACAGTGTTCAACGTGCTTGATTCAATGGAAGGCGAGGATGGCATTGAGGCTTCCTGGCGCTTTGTGAGTCATGGTCTGCGCAATGGCGCTGGCGTTGCCGTCCATTTATCTGATTTGCGGCCTAAGGGCGCTGAAAATGGCAAGGGCCTGGTGGCCAGTGGTCCGGTGAGCTTCGGCAAAATCTATTCCACATTGAATGAAATTCTGCGACGGGGCGGGCGATACAAGAACGGTGCAATTGTTCTGCATATTGATTATTCGCACCCTGATGCGCTTGATTTCATCAAAGCATCGCGAAGTGAGCTGCCTTGGGTGAAGCGTTGCGTGAATGTTGATAAAGATTTTATGGAGAAGAGTTCTCCTGAATTGATTGATGCATTGCTGAAGGGAATTGCTTCAGGCGACATCTGGCTGAACAAAATTCGTTATGACCAGCGTGGTGAGCGCATTCGTGCGAACGTCTGTCTGGAGGTTTATCTTCCGCATCGTGGCACTTGTCTGTTGCAGCACGTCAACATGGGCGCCTGCGCCATCGAAGACCTCGTAGGGGCTTTCAAGGAGGGCATGCTGCAGCTTTGTGAGCTGCATGCCGTGACGGGCGTTGGCGACACTGGAGAGTATCTGCCTGCCGTTGTAGATCGTCAAGTGGGGCTTGGCATGCTGGGCCTGGCTAACTTCCTGGCGCAGGAGGGTATTTCCTATAAGGACTTCGGCCTGGCGCTGAAAGATGTGAACGATGGAAAGCCTGGGCCTATTACCAATGCTCGCACTGCTGCCATCGTTTTGAAGCAGGCAATCATGGAGGCCGCGGCCATTGCCCGTGAATACAACATGGACAGGGCATTTTGCATTGCTCCCACAGCATCGTGCTCCTATCGCTACCAGGATTTGCGTGGATTTACTACAACGCCTGAGATTGCTCCTCCTATTGCTCGTCACGTGGACCGCGATAGCGGCACATTTGGTGTGGAAAGCTTTGACTATGGCGATGTTGAGACGGCAGCAGATGTGGGCTGGGAAGATTACAAACGTGTGGCTGATGAGCTGGTACGCATGTACCAAAATAGCGGCAATCTTTTCCATGGATATAGCTTCAATTCTTGGAGCGATGTTGTCGTTTATGACGAAGCCTTCCTCAAGGATTGGCTAGCATCACCTCAGACGAGCCTCTACTATTCGCTGCAAGTTCTTCCAGACACGCAGCGTAAAGATGATGCCTACGCGGCATTAGATGACGACTTTAAGAGCATGTTTGGTCTCGACGATGAGTCGGCGGCCAATCAGAGTTCTGCGTCTTGTGATTTAGAGGCCGGATTCTGTGCAGCTTGCGCAGAGTGACTAATTAAAAAAGGGGGCCGGCGGCCCCCTTTCGTATCCACACTATTCCATCGTTTGAAATGGCCACTGCCGAGAAAAGCCCCTATCTAGAGACAATTGCAAAGAAGCGGCCTTGGCAGGCCGTTCCTGTAAGCAGGAATGCCGTTGCTGAGGGCAGCGAGGCTACTTTGTTCAAGGCGCTGGCTTTGCGCCATCTAGAGCTGCCTGTAAAGGATTTCTTGGCGCAAGGGCTGGAGAAGGATTTGCCTTCCACCCCAGGCGTCGTAGAGGCTCTTCAGTCCAACATGGAGGACGAAGAGCGCCACGATCAGGCTCTTAATTACATTGCCGCCGTCCATGGCGTAAATGAAAAGGCTGAGAGTGATGTGATGAACATCCTGAAAGTATGGAATGAGCATCCAGCTCATCCCGTCCACAAGGCGGCCATTCTTGAGCGCTCCGTGTTTTTCGTGGCGTTGCCGTTCTTCCGTCAAAACGGCGACGTGGGCATGCGCACTGTTTCTGCTGACATTAGCCGCGATGAGCGTGTTCACACTGCCATTCACGGCATGGTTGCAAAAGAGCTTGGCGAAGAGGATTCTCAAAGTCTGAATCGGCTTCGTGCCGCTACAGCGGCTTGGCTCTTTGAGGATCTTGGTCCAAGTGATAATCGGTGGCTTGACAAGGATTTCTGGATGAGGCAATCCGAAAGTCTGTTCTTTACAGGCAAAGCTCCAGAGATGGTCGACACACGTCGCGCACGTCAAATCGCCTTCTTTGAAAGCTCAAACGTGGACCTGCCCAGCTACGGTCGGGAATAGTTTCAGTTCTAGCAAGGCGTTTGCCCAACCAAGGCGCTAGCATGATTGCTGGCGCTTTTTCTTTGAATGAAACTGTGTGTTTGCTGCGGCATTGAGAAGGACTCTTCGCAGTTTTACAAGGAGAAGAGAGTGGCAGACGGTCTCACCGCCAGATGCAAGCAATGCACCAAGGAAAAGGCGGGAAACAGTTATAGAACCAGAAAGACAGAAGTATTGGCGCAGCGAAAGGCTCAGTACGACAAGCGAAGAGAAAAGGACAAGAAGTTGCGCAACACCTATGGAATCACGCTTGAGCAATGGGAGGCAATGTTCAAAGCGCAGGGCAGTTGCTGTGCCATCTGCAAGTCGACTAGTCCAAATCACGGGAGCGGCCAATTTGTTGTTGACCATTGCCACGAATTCGGCCAAGTGCGCGGCATCTTGTGTGGCAAATGCAACATAATGTTGGGCCAGGCAGACGACAGTCACGACACATTGTTTGAAGCTGCCATGTACTTAGTTGCAAATTCCACTCCAGAGTCCATAGAAAAGCGCAAGCAAGCCCTACGGGCGGCGTTGGACCGCTAATATTTTCAAGGTGTGAGGAGAAGGGGCGCCCCGCAAGGGCGCCCTTTGTCTTGTTTATGGTCAATTGCTGGCTCATCTCAGATACGCACTTTGGCCATGAGAAGGCCTGTACGTTTCTGCGGCCTGATGGTGAGAAGCTACGTCCGTTTGACAATGCAGAAAAAGCAGACGAAGCAATGGTGGAAAAGTGGAACGCCGTTGTGAAGCCCAAAGACAGGATTTACCACTTAGGCGACGTAGCCATTCCGCGTAGGGGCCTGAAAGTATTGGAGCGCCTGAACGGGCGAAAGGTATTGGTGCGTGGCAATCATGACATCTACAAGCTGTCAGATTATGCGCAATATTTTGATGACGTGAGGGGATGTTTTTATCACCATGAATTCATGCTGAGTCACATTCCATTGCACCCGGAGCTGTTTGAGCAGCGTTTCAGGGGTAACATTCACGGTCATCTACATTGTCACAACGTGAGGCTCCCTGGTGGGAGCCTAGATCGGCGCTATTTCAACACTTGCGTAGAGCAGAATAATTTTGCCCCTTTCCATTGGGACGAGGCTATGGCTTATTTCGACGGCGAATGATTATGTGGCGGCTTTGGGCGAAAGCACTTGGCGAGAAGGCTGGAAAGAATAAAAAAGAAGCAGATGTTGTCGCTCTTATTAGAACTGTTGTACTGTTTTTGTACATGACCACCAATATTTTCATCATCGCAGGAGTTATTCGCCACTGGAACGACGTTGAATACACACTACCAGCGAGCGATCAGTTGCGCATAAAACAAAAAGAAGGGGAGCTAATGCTCCCCTTCTTGCTTTAACGCTTAGACATACTGAACAGCGAGCGAACGCTGTGCTGAAATGATAAGCGTGTCAGCAACGGAATACTACCACGAGGGCAGTTTCAGAACCAGTGCGGCTTGGGCACATAGGCAACGCCCCTGTAAACCAGAGAGGCCATTTGTGCTTCACGCAGACGTGCGGCTTTCTCAAGCTGCTGCTTGATCAGTGCAAGAGGGTTCATGGTGGTTCCCGATGATGCTGTCCCCGTTCCGTGACAGCGAGTCATGCGCCCCGTCGCCGGGGTGAACGTACTTTTAGTTTATCAAGCCCCTGGCAGGAATTGAACCCGCGGCTAATGCTTTACAAAAGCATTGCTCTACCACTGAGCTACAAGGGCGAGGGGCGGGAGTAGGACGCAATAGTCCAATAATGGCCGTGCGGCGGCCCTCCCGCAGCTTCATCGTTGTCCTGGTAAGGCAACAGCAAAGGGAGCTTCCACCCTCCCCTTGCAATTCGGGGGTGCCTGAACCACCCCCTATAAAACCACTCAGGCGTCCCCTCGTGGCTGCATCGCGATTGCTCAGAAACTATAAAGCAAAAATAAAACGATGGAGCTATTGCCGCCAAGACCAATAGATGGTTCCACCTTGCTCTGAAATCCAGCGATGGTGGTGACGTGCTTCATGAAGCGGCACGCAAACTTGGTGTTTGCGGCCATTCAATATGTATTGCATGCAAACTGTATTGCCATTCATACGTCGTACAGACGACACTCGGGAGCTTCCGGGTTTTGCCGGCACAAAACCTCCCAGCGCGTTGACGTGGAAAAGGGAAGGTCTACCTCCTTTTTATACGCGGCCATGGCTTCGACATAGGCATTATTTGCCTCGCAGGCTTGCTCGCTGTCTGCCCCGTGCTCGTTAAAGGCCGTGGTGAACGCAAAGGAGGCATCCACTACTTTTGCAAAGGCTTGGTGAAGAGCTTCCCTTTCCATTGCATCATCTTGAACACTTTTAGGCTAAGTGTTTTCAAGTGGATTGCTCTTGGCGCTGCTGTTTTTTGAGCGTTTGCTGAATTTTGCGGAGGCGTGGCAGCAGGGACGGTTGATAAAAATGCTCTGCCGCAAGAAGCTGCAGCGCAGTTTGGCGATCACCCTCTAATAGTGCTACCAAGAACTGCACTTCTTTGGGACTAATTTCAAGCGTTTCCACTTCGGCATTGTGAAAATAAATTCTTGAACATACTAAAGGTTCAAATGAATCCGTCTAGCCAATTAGCCTCGTCGTCTTGATTTGCGGCGTGAATTGCTGCGGCCAATGCAAATGCATGGTCGTCAATGCCAGTTTGCTTGCCACCAGTTACCGTCCATTGTCCGCCTGCTCTATACACCACAGTTAGACCTTTGATTTCACTAATTGCCTTTTCATGGTTGTAAATGTTCACCTGTCCAGCATTAAATAATTCCCGCATCTTTGAGAATGCTTTTACTTTGGAATTGATGGTCCAAGTGAGTTCTTCAATGGGAAAATCACCAGTGAGGGCCTGGATTGTGCCTGCGCTGTTGTATTGGTCCATGACGATCTTGTCAAACAAATAGAGCTTGTGCTGTTCCCTTATCCAGTCTTCCACTGCATTGATATTTACTTCCTTCCTTCCATTAATTTCAAAGTCGGCAACAAACGTGTGGAACTTGTCAACAACTAGAGTGCCATTATTGAAATGAACAATACAGGCGGTGTAGTTATCTCGACCAAGGCCGCCGCGAGCAGGGTCAAGCGCTAGTACATATGTTCCCATAAAGGCCTCTTCAGGAGGCAATGCCTTGCGTTTGTCGTCAATGCAGGCCTCTACTACATCAGGAGAGATGAGAGCAGAGAGATTGGCAGAGAACTGCGCCCCATATTCCACATTGAACTTATCTGGGTCACGCTGGCGCTCCAGCTCCAGGAATTCACGAGAGATGGTGGGATTCATCTCCCATGTTGGGAGGTTTACAGCTTGCAAATGGGAAAACCGCCCTGAGGCGGCTTCCTTGAAATGTTGATAGAAGAGGCCGTCTGTGAGCCAAGGCGAAGAGAGTTCAAGGATTTTGCCTTCCCGGCCAAACTGTGCCACTGCAGGAGAAAGCGCTTGATAGATGCCGTTGGCGCCAGAGTTGGCATCGCCGTCTACTGCGAAGGCAAGCTCGTCAAACACACAAGCGCAACATGCAAGACCACGAGCAGCCCTACCGGAGGTGGGAATAGCTTTGAACACGCAACCATTGCTCATCTCAAGCTGATCTGCCGTTTCGCGCTGGATTTCTTGGGCGAACGGGCTATCGAGGATGAGCTGGCGGATGTTATTGAGGGCAATGCGGCTCTGATCTTGACTGTTGGCCACTGTCAAGACGTACCACTTCTCCCCTTTCCGTACCTTGCTTTTGTATTTCTCTTCCAGTACAAAACAGATGTAGACGCAGGCAACGGCAGCCATAAGCGTTTTACCACTACGGCGACCGAGAGCCCAAGTTGCCTGTGAATAGCCGCCAGTGAAGAAGCTGTCAAGAATTTCAGCTTGCTTCGGATAGAGTTCAAGCTTTAGGGCGTGCTTGGCAAAGTCTGAGCAGCTAAGCATGCTTTTAGTTCCTCAATCGGGCGAAGATTCTCTTTAGGAACGAAATAAGAGACGCGCCCTGGTACGTGACTCTTTTTCCACTTGTCCTGCATTGCATCGTAGGCCTTGATCCACCCGTGGATGCGTATCTCCCGATGTTCGATGGTGACCAATACCAGGGTCTTAGAGGAGGTTTCGTCGAGCATGCACGCCAGATCATAGTAATGTCGTGCTCGTGTTTTTACATCGATGTCCGGGGGTAAATCATAACTTCCGCGTCGGGCTTCACTCTCCTTAAACACTTCATCTTTAAGGCCAAGATATGAAGCAACGGCCATCTCACCACCGGCCCCAAGGATGTGAACACGGAGGGCATCTTGCCCGTGAGTGGGGCCTCGATCACGGCCAATTTTGCCCTGAATCATGTTGACGCTCTGCCGACGCTCACCTTCTGCAATGGCGAGCGCCTTCTCGGAGTGTGACAGCTCCCACGTTATGTAGCCCATGGTGTGCTAGGCGAATCCTGACGTTTCAATGTATCCAGTTTTAGAATGGTTGCAACATCAGGATTTCTTATGCATGGCTGACGTTACACAAGGTGTGGATATGGTGCAGCTCGGGCACAGTTCCGAGGGTGGTATTCGCGCTGATGGCCTGCAAAACGTGTTCACCGGCATGGGTACGACACGTGATAAGACCACACGTACTACTGTTAAGCCCGTCAGCTTCATGGGCCATGAAGACCTTGAAGGTCTTTATGCACATTGGCTCATGCGCCGCATTGTTGACCTCGTGGCGGATGAGAGCACCCGCGAGGGTTTTGAAATTTTGTTTGGCGGGGAAGGCGTGAACGCCGAAACCCTTTCCGGCGTTGAGCAAGCTATTGAAGACCTCGAAATCCTGTCGGGCTTTAACGAGGCAGCTAAGACTTCACGACTGTATGGCGGCAGCGCACTGTTGCTTTACATCGATGATGGCCGTCCGTCTGATATGCCCGTTGATCGGAGCAACATTCGTGCCGTGGAGGGCATGGAATGCCTGGATCGGCATCAGATTGCGCCGGTTATCAGCGAAGACAGTCTTTACGACTATTCAAAAGCAACTTACTACCAGATTATTTCTGGTGATCTTATTCAGCAACCCAATCTTCGCGCCATCCATAAAGACAGGATTTTGCGCTTTGACGGCATTTGGCTGCCCTACCGCACCCGTCAGAAGAACTATGGCTGGGGCATGAGCGTGCTGCAGAGCGTGTTTGAGAGCTTCAATCACTACTACAGCGGCACTTCCTCCATTGCCACTCTTCTTACTGAATTCGACATTTTCGTTCACAAGGTGCGGGGCCTGGCTTCGATGCTTGCTGCAGGCAAAGAAAGTCAAGTGAAAGACCGCCTGCAACTGAACGACATGAGCAAGAGCATCTATCGCGGCTACGCGATTGATGCTGAAAAGGAAGAGCTGGCATTTGTGAGCCGCCACTTCGGTGGCGTCTCTGAAATCTTGGAGAAGCTGCGGCTTGACATTATTGCTGCATCTGGCATTCCCCATACATTGTTGTTTGGTCAGTCGCCGTCAGGTCTTGGCGCTACTGGCCGCTCGGAGGAGCGTGATTTCGCGAAGATCTGCCATCACTACCAGGAGACACACTTTCGCAAGCCTCTAATGAAGCTGATGGAATACATCATGCTCAGCAAGGCGGGGCCGACCAATGGGAAGGTGCCTGATAACTGGCGCGTGAGCTTCAAGCCGCTATTTGAAATGAATGAGCGGGAGCTGGCGGACGTGCGGGCGCGTGTTGCTGCCGTCGATGCTCGCTACATCCAGGTGGGTGTGCTCACACCGCAGGAGGTGGCTGATAGCCGCTTCGGCAAGAGCGAATACAGCATTGAGACCACTATCGATCCGTCCATCGTGCGGGAAATGCCTGACAAGGCTGGTAGTGGCGATGGAAAACTGGCAGTGTCTCCTGGTGGTCGTGATCCTCTCGATCAGGCCAATGGCACTCTGCCAATGGACGGCACTCGTGGAGCCTCTCCTGATGACGAAACAATGGACGAGGCAGGTCTCTATCTCTCGCGGGATCTAGAGCATCAGCGTGGAGATGTGGAATTCAAGGACAAGGAACTCCACAAGAAGGCAATTGCTGCAGCGAAGGCCAAGTTCAAGACTTGGCCAAGCGCAGTGGCCGGGGCCTATGTCACGCGAAAGTACAAAGAGCTGTATAAGCGCAAGCACGGCAGCATGGAAGGCGCCTTCAAGGGCAAGAAGGAAACTGCCGAATATTTCAAGGAGGATGCCATCGAGCCAATGAAGGCCGAAGGGCTCATTCTTGGCGACATCGACGAGGCCTCCCTGATTTCTCAGGCTGATATTGATGCTGCATTGAACCAGTGGAAAGCGGAGGCGCCGGAGCGCTTTAAGGACATCTTGGAGGCTTCTGATGCTCAGCCCACTGAGTGATTCATGGCCTCGGTTTGATGCCGAATGGTCATATGACACTAACTTGGGGCGCTACAGGCGCCCCTCTGGTCAATTCATGAGCGAGAAGGCCGTAATGGCTCTCGTTGATGGTCGCATCGACAAACTTGGTCAGCAGTTACGCCGTTTCACTCAAATGTTGGCCGATGGCAACATCACGATTGATCAGTGGCAAGGCAGTGTCCGCGAAGCAATTAAGGCTGCTCATATTCAAGCAACAGTGCTTGGGCATGGTGGCAAGGACGGCATGGGCAGCGCAGAGTATGGCCGCATCGGTCAAAGGCTTCGTGCGGAATACGGTTATCTTCAGAAGTTTGCTGGGGATATTCTGGCTGGGCGCGTTTCTACTGCCATGGCTCTTGCTCGTGTGCAGCTATATGCTGAGAGCGTGCGAGGTTCTTACTGGGAAGGTTCCAGTATTCGTCAAGAACGACAGGGCTACTCCCTGATGCGTCGCATCCTCGATCCGCAAGCGCAGCATTGCGATGACTGCCTTCGCTATGCAAGGGCTGGATTGGTGTCGATGGGAAGCCTGCCTATGCCTGGACAACGCTGCGAATGCCGATCCAGATGTAGATGCAGTGTTGAATACAAGCGCAACGCTGTACCGACAGTCCCTGTCTAAAAACTAGGCCTAACATTGCGCAAGACATTGCGCTTTGTATGGCCAAGATTCTTTACTGCGGAGACGCTGCAGTTCAAACTGGATTCGGACGGGTGGCAGAGAATTTGCTGCCTGAGCTTGCGAAAGAGCATGAAGTGGTGGTGCTCGCCGTCAACTGGTGGGGCGACCCGCATGAATTGCCCTATCGGATGTATCCAGCTAATGCAGGAGGAGCCGATCCGTTCGGCTCCCATCGGATGCAGGAGCTTCTGATTAAGGAGAAGCCCGATCTGGTGTTTGCGGTGAATGATATTTGGATTTTGAATAAGCTGTGGAAGGTGGCTAAGCCCCTTAAAGAGGCGATTGGCTTCAAGTGGTATGGCTACTTCCCCACTGACAGCTACGGCTTCTTCCCGGAAGTGTTTGAGGATTGCAAGGAGTGGGATGGCATGGCCACCTACACGCAGTTCGGATTGGAAGAAGTGCGCAAGGCGGGCTGTGAAATGCCGTGCGATGTTATTCCGCATGGTATTGATCGCTCTACATTCTTCCCCGTTAAAAAGAATGAAGCACGCAAAGCGATGAGCGTGCCCGAGGATCTATTTATCGTCTTTAATGGCAATCGCAATCAGCCACGCAAGCGCATTGATTTGACTATCAAAGCGTTCATTGCATTTGCGCTGGACAAACCTGATGCTCGCTTATGGCTCAATATGGGGTCGAAGGATCAGGGATGGGATTTGATTCCTCTGTTTAAGCGTATTTCTCGTGACTATGGTTACGACCCTGCGGGCAAGTTGATTCTCACAAGCAAGGACTTTGATGTGATGAATTGCCTGCCAGTTGACAAGCTCAATCTTGTGTATAACGCTTGCGATGTTGGCGTTAACACTTGCATTGGCGAGGGCTGGGGCCTGGTGAATTTTGAGCATGCCGCCACGCGCACTGCTCAGATTGTTCCCGACCACACATCGTTGAAGGAGATCTTCGGCGGCATCCCGCGCATTCCCATCGAAAGCTGGGAAGTGGACTGTAACTATGGCTTGGACCGTGGCATTCCTTCTGTGAATGATCTCGTGGCCATCCTTAATAATTACTACGAGAATCGCGACAATCTTGACAAGGTGGCGCAATGGTGCTACGACGAACTTCAGGATGAGAAGTATTCGTGGAGCACGATTGGTGCGAGCGTGGTCAAAATTGTTAACAATGTCCTGAAGAAGCCCACATCTGGCAAGGGCTTTGGCAATGACTAAGCGTCGCGTGAGCGTGGGGATTCCCACGCTTTCTTGTTATGACAAGCTCATCCGTCTGTGTAATCATCTTCTCAATGATGAGCACCCTTGTATAGAGGCAGAGGTGTTGATTCTTGACAATGGTGGGCGAATGAAGGAGAGCGGTGCTGTTGATGCGCTTGCGGAAAAATGCGATCTTTCCAAATGGAAGATTGCAGTGCCACCGTATAACCTTGGTGTGGCAAAGTCGTGGAATTATCTCATCAATCAGCTCAATCAATGCATTATTGCGAATGATGATGTGGTGTTCGGATTGAATGACATCGCGGCCTTTTTAGAGGCCGCTGATGCCAATCCTGGCAGCATTTTGCTGGAGACTAATCATCCCGTTGGTGGGTTTTCCACGTTCTACGTGAATCGCCCTGAGCGCTGGCTGGGAATGGGAGGCTTTGATGAGCTATTTGCACCTGCTTACTTTGAAGACAATGATTGTCGTTGGCGTCTGCTGGTGGAAGATAATCCCGCGATCAAAGTGAATCTTCCTTCATGGAAGCATGACAACAGCAGCACATTGCATAGCGGTGATGATCGTTACAAGCGAATGCATTGGTGCTGTTTTGAACGCAATAAGGCCTACTACCAAACGAAATGGGGAGGCCTCCCTGGCAAGGAACAATTCACTTCTCCATTCGGTAAATAGCAATGGCGCATTTTGAACAGCAAGAGTTCGTACAGAGTGTGAAAAACGAATTTCCGTCGTTTTTCCATGGAGGGCGAATCATTGAGATGGGGAGCCTTGATATCAATGGAAGTGTGAGGCGTTTCTTTGAAGAGCCGAAGGAGTACGTGGGTGTTGACGTGGGGCCTGGGCGAGGCGTTGATGTGGTGTGTGAGGGCCAGAATTATGACGGCGCCACTGGCAGCTTTGATGTGGCCATCTCTGCTGAGTGCTTTGAACACAATCCCCATTGGGAAGCCACATTCGCAAACATGCACCGTTTGGTGAGAGATGAGGGCTTATTGGTGATGACCTGCGCCACCGTTGGGCGCCCAGAGCATGGCACAACAAGAAGCGACAGGGGCAGCAGTCCGCTAACAGTTGGTAAGGGCTGGGACTATTACAAGAATTTGATTGAGGAAGATTTCTACGACGCTTTTCCCATTGCCTGCATGTTTTCGGAACATTGTTTTAAGGTGAATACAAGTAGTCACGATTTGTACTTCTGGGGGCTTGTAAGTAAATGACATCGAAGCAGAAGCAATCGAAGGTGCGCAAGGTGATGCGCGAATTCAAAGCGGGCACCTTGAAGGGCGGTGACGGCAAGCCCGTGAAGAGCCGCCAGCAAGCCATTGCCATTGCAATGAGCGAAGCTGGCATGGAGAAGAAAGATAAGAGCGACGCTTATTGGGATGCCTACATCGACACGATGTGCGGCTCAATGAGCAAGGAAGGAATGGAGGATGAGGAAGAGATGGATGGCAATCCTGCTGAGGCTCGTTGCAAGGGCTATCTGTCAAGCCTGCGCAAGCGCAGAAAAAAGGGCTAAGGGGCGACGCTGAAGGCTTCGCCCCTCCTGCAAGCGTGAGAAGTGCTGCGCGGCGCGGCCTTGAGCTGCGCCGAAAGCACGGCAAAGGAGGGTTGACTACTAAAGAAGCTGGAAAGCAAGGCATTGGAAGCGGCGTGGCACGAGCCACGTCGCTAGCTAACGGGGACAAGGTTAGTGCGGAGACAATTCGTCGCATGGTTGCATTTTTCTCACGACACGAGAAAAATAAAAGTGGCGGAGAAGATGACGCCGGCTACATTGCTTGGCTTCTATGGGGTGGCGACGCTGGTAAGTCTTGGGCAAATCGAACACTTAAGATGCTGGAAAAGCGTCAACAAAAATGATGGAAGGCCTCAGAATGGTGCGTGAGGAAGAAGACGGCATCAGTGTGATGCAGGCCTTGCAGATTTTGTCTCGCAATGCCCACCGCAGTACCTCTCGATGGGAACTTGTCGAGAAGCAAGTTTTCAAGAATGGGCGTCTAGAGGAAACGCATGAATATGTGGTGAGCGTTTACGACGTTCCCGATTCGGAGTTTGAACCTGCCAAGTTTTTAGTGTTTGAAGCAGTGGCGATGGCCAAGGCTTACATCATGGATGGTATTGAGGAGCAGCTTGCTTCTATTCGTGATGAACACGAAGATGACGATGATGATTGATTAGTCCTTCGTCGCATGAACGACGAAGGACGGATAGCCCATCAACCAGAGCACACTGAGCTGAAAAACTCCGCTCATTACTTTAATTTGCGCAACATCAGGGGCAAGGATGCCGCTTTCAATGCGGGAGATGGTGGCCTGATCGCAGAATAGAAGCTCTGCCAGGGCTCGCTGTGAAAGACCGCAACTTTGGCGGGCGTCTTTAACTCGCGAGCCTATGAGAGCCTTTGCTTCGCTGTACGAGGAGCGAGGGCTTTTAACTTTACGCCCGACCAGATCTTTCTGCGTCATTCTATGCAGAATAGCATAATGTATAGTAGAATAGGCAAATAAAGCTTCTACAGTGTATGTATGAGCACCACATCTTGCCGGTACGACGTTTCTCCTATTGAGAAATACGAAGTAACACCGGAGGGTTACCTTCGTGTGTGGGCTTCTATTGCTCGTACTGGTATTCAGCATTACACCGATGCTGACGGTTCTATCAGGAAGGAATTCCGTCCTGAAACCGAAGTGGCGTCTCCTGAAAGCCTTGCCTCATTTGCGGGGAAGGCCATCACTATGGAACATCCTCCTGTCCTTCTGGACAGTGAGAACACCAAGGATTACCAAATCGGTTTTACCGGCTCGGAAATTGTTTATGACAATGGCTTTGTAAAAGCCGTCATGACAGTGACTGATCGCGAAACTATTGACAAGGTAATGCGCGGCGATGTTCGTGAAGTGAGCGCCGGCTATAGGGTCAATTATGATCCGACGCCTGGCGTTACCGATAGTGGCGAGCATTACGACGGTATCCAAAAGGAGATCAGTGGTAATCACGTTGCTATCGTTCGTCGGGGCCGAGCCGGCCCGCAGGTGAGGTTGCATTTGGATCGCCAAGATGCTGCCGATCCCTCCCTACTTTCCACTGAGGAAAATCAAACTATGTCCGCCAAAGTCGTTTTCGACGGCGCCGAGTTTGAGGTGAGCGAGAGCGTTGCTCTGGCGATCACCAAAGAACGCGATGACGCCAAGATGTCCTACGAGGACATGAAAAAGAAGTACGACGAGCTGCAGGCTGCTGCTGATTCCATGAAGGCCGAAATGGACGCCATGGAAGAAGAAATGAAGGGCAAAATGGACGGGGCCGAAGGTCGCGCCGATGCCCTGGCCGAGCAAGTCGATTCTCTGAAGGCTGAGCTGGAAGAAGCCAAGCAAATCAACGTGGATTCCATTGTTGAAGAGCGCCTGGCCCTTGTTTCCAAGGCTAAGCCCGTACTGGATGCCGCTTATGAATTTAGCGGCAAGAGCGACCGTGAAGTGATGGTTGACGCCATCAAGGCAGTTCGCGGCGACTCTGTTGCTCTGGACGAGCGTTCCGACGATTACGTCCTGGCAATGTTCGACACCATCTCTGAAGATGCTGCCAATCGCGCTGATTCCACCGAGGATCTGCGTAAGGCGGTGGCTTCCATCGCCACTCCTGCGTCTGCTCCCTCCTCGTATATCGAGAAGCTGCAGAATGCCTGGAAATCTCCCCTGTCTGTCTCCAAGGAGGCTAAGTAATCCATGGCCGTAACTTTTTCGACCAGCGCAGGTGCTGCCGGTGGCGTTCAATCCAGCTATGAGCTGGAGCTGACTGCTGCTCTGGAAGGCCAATTCGCTGACATTGCCGACAACAACGTCGCCACTTTCGTGAACGAAACTGGCGCCGCCATCGCTTACGGAAACCTTCTGGTGGTTAACACTGCTGGCACCGTGGGCAACTCCGCCAAGACTGTGGCCGCCACTGGCGACACTGTCGTGGGCGTGAACGCTCTCACCTACGTGGACGAGAAGGTGCTTGACGCCAACTCCCGTCCTGGTGTTGCTGATGAGCAAGCTGTCAATGCAATCAACAAGGGCGTGGTTGCCGTCTACGTGACCGGCGCTGTTGATCTCACCTCCCCCGTGCGCGTGTACTACGCCACTCACACTGGCACCACTGCTGGTGCTCACCCCGGTCGCTTCTCTCACGCTTACGTGAGCGGCAAGACCCGTCGCCTGACTGGCGCCCGCTGGGTGTCCAAGACCACTGGCGCTGGTGTTGCTCTGCTGGAGCTGAACGGCCCCGATTTCACCCTTGCCGCCGATTCCTGATAGGAGTACACAATGAGCGAATTTCGTATGGATGAAGCGGGCCTGTTCCTTGAGCGTCAGCTTGAGTACATCCGCCCGCAAGTGTTTGAAGTCGAGTATGCCGACATCAAATACCCCACAATTCTGCCTGTAACCAGCGAAGCTGGTCCTGGCGCCCAGACCTTCACCTATCGCATCATGGATGCGACTGGTGACTTCAAGCTCATCTCTGACGCTGCAGATGATCTGCCGCGTGCTGATGTGAGCCAGGTCGAGAAGAGCATCAACATCCGCTCCTTCGGTGGCTCCTTCGGCTACACCGTGCAGGAACTGCGTGCAGCTCAAATGGCCAATCTGGCCCTGGAGCAGCGCCGTGCCGCCGCTGTGCGTCGCGCTTACGAAGAGAAAGTGGAGAGCGTTGCTCTGTTCGGTGAGGCCTCTGTTGGCCTGGCTGGCTTCTTTAACAACTCCACTGTGGACGTTGTGTCTGCTGACAAGTGGTTCACTGGCGCTACCGCCACTGGCACCACTGCTCAGGACATGCTGGAACTGATGAACCAGGGCGTTACCGCCATCATCAATGGCTCCAACATGAAGGAGCAGCCCGACACCATTCTGATGGCTTGGGAAGATTACAACGTGGTTTCGACCACTCGTAACTCTGACTCTTCGGATGTGACTGTGCTGGAGTACTTCCTGCGCACCAACCCCTTCATCCGCAACGTCGAGCCCATCAACCAGCTCGATGCTGACAAGAGCAGCCTCAGCAAGAACCGGATGGTCATCTACAAGCGTGATCCCGGCAAAGTGCAACTGCACATTCCTCAGCCTCTTGAACTGTTCCCCCCTCAGCAGCGCGGTCTGGAATTCATTGTTCCGGCTCATGCTCGCGTGGGTGGCGTCGCTCTGTACTATCCCAAGAGCGTCATCTACGTTCAGGCTCCCTGAGAAAGCCCTTAGGTAGTTTGTCAAGAATGGGCGGTTAAGCTTATCAAGTTTGTTAATTCAACAAATGTTGATTGCTTACCGCCCTGAACTTGAAAACCCGCCGCGAGAGGCCAGTTTCGGAGTGATTACTAAGCGAGGCATGATTAGCCTTGCGCCCGGTCTTAATCAGGAAATTCCTGATGAGCAATGGGAAGAAGCAAAACTGAACCCTACGGTGCAGGGACTTCTTCGCATTGGGGCTATTGAGGAGATGAAGGAGCGAGTGGAAGTGGAAACTATTCCCAAGTCCGCCGAAAACCTTTCTCAGCTTCCGCTTAGTCAGGCTATCCAGGCCATTGAACTTCTCCACGACGAGGACAAACTCGGAGATTGGAAGAAGATTGAAGGTCGCGTGAGGGTCCGCAATGCGATTAACCGTCGTCTTGAAGCCATTCGCACAGGAAAAGCATGAGTGTCACTTACGCTGGTTTTCTAGAGCGTTTCCCCGAGTTCAGCCCTCATCCATCGGGAATTGTGAACGGCGCTATTGAGAGCGCCTCTGCAGACGTTTCGTCAGACATCTTTGGTGATCAGACTGACCGAGCAGTGCGTTTTCTAGCCGCTCACATCATTGCTATTCAGCTTGCACAAATGGGCGTCATGATTGGCGCAACAGACGGCAAGGTTTATGGCAAAGGTCTCGACGCCACGTTGTATGGGCAAGAGTTCAAACGTCTCACTGATGCGGCATCATCCTCTCTGCTTGGTTTCGTTGTCTAATGACCAATCCTGCTCCGCCACTAGCTAATGCCACACTGGTGTTTGCAGTGGCGAGCGGATATGCGACAGACTCGGCCACTGGTAATTACGTTGAAATCACTGGAGATGAAACGTACTATGCCACTTTGAAGCAGAGCAAGGATCCTCGATACGATCAACGACTCGGGGCTGATGAAACTGCCATCTATATGAAGGGCAGGCTTGTTAGCCCACTGGCGTTTTCGGGAGTGCCCCCTGGAAGTGTGGCTGCGGCCACCATTGAAAATCAGGAGGGGCGTTTTGAATTACTCCCTACGACCGAGATGACTGACCACTACCGTCAGTTTCTGGGCACTCCAATCCACGGCTACTTTAGAGTTGTGGGAGCAGGTAGTGTCCTTAATCGTTAATCACGCTCCTTCGCATTGTTTCAATGGCCATTCAACATCCCACACAGATCATCAAGAGCCAGGACACCATTGTGTATGTGGGCGCTCTTTCCGGCGCCACTCGTCCTGCCATCACTCCCGCGTCTGCTGGCGCTCTTAGCCGTCCCACTTCGGGCGTTCCTTCCGCCATGTATTTCCTTGGCGGCGTGACCAATGCCTCCGTTTCATTTAACGATGGTGAGCAAGAATACTATCTGCTCGGCAACGGTGGCTTCGCTGATAGCGTGAAAGTCACCCAGCGTTGCCAAGCTTCCATCACTTCGTATTTCCAGAAGGATCTGGACGGCAGTCAGATTGACGAAACTCAATTTGACGAAGCCATGGATCTGATCCTGCGCGGCCGTACTGAGAAAGATTTTGAACTCTATGTTGAAATCTTCAAGTTCCTCGGTGGTCAAACTTATGACCTCACCTGCTTTGCAGCTACCGTGATGAACTACAACGAGAGTTACCCTGCTGACAACCTCGTTGAGACCACTTTCGACCTGATGAGCCGTGGCACTTACGGCACTGGTCGTTGCACCATCTCTGGCGCAATCCTGCCTAGCACTCCCAACGCTTGATCATCAAGCTAGAGGCGTTCTCACAAGCCCCCGAAAGGGGGCTATTTTATTGATATGAACATCCTGGAAATCCGCAGCACTGTCGAGCAATTGTTGTCCGACTTGCTCGGGAGTTATACGCTTCCCAATGGCTCTGCAGTGCCTGCATTGTGGGTGGATGGGCGCAGTGGTGTGCCGAAAGGATGGCAAGTGCAGGGATTAGAAGCATCGATTAGGCAATATCCAACACGCGCTTCACGCCCTTTGATGGGAATGGTAGAAATGCGAAAGTCTTGGGAGGTTGTGTTGTCGCAATACGACCCTGCCGCAGAGGACATGGACGAGGCCGTTGATCGAATTATGCGGCACTTCCCAGACTGTGCAGTAAGAGGATTTCCTTCTAGTGATAGAGAATATCAGTATGCCAGGATCATCATTCCTGACATTGAAATTGCCACGCAATACCGCCCTGTTGCTAACGAATGAACGTAAGCGTAAATGCTGCAATAGTAAGCGCCAAGATTGTAAATGCCAAGGATCTTGAGCAGCAATTAGCCACTGCCTTTAAGCAGTGGCTAGAGGAAGACGTGAACGACGAATATATGAGCGAACAGTTCCAGACAAGCAAATGGGCCTATCCGCCGCCGTCAACAGAAAGAAAGAACGGAACTATTGCGGGCAATCCTCGTGACATCTTCGACACTGGAGAGTTGTTTCGCAGTGGACAGGAAAGCTTTTCAATTAGTCAAAACTCATCTTCAATTGAAGGAAAGTGGCATTGGAATGCCACTAATTCCAGCGGGGAAGAATATGCATGGTTCGTCCATGAAGGTCAAGGGCCGCATTCACGGGCTCCGCGTCCATGGACAGACGAGATTTCCTATGGCTACCTCTTTGAAACAAGTGATGTGAAGCGCGACCTGGAGATTAGAGTGACGCGAGCCTTTAATGCCTGATGCGATACGACTATTTGAAGAGCGATGATGGCAAGGTCCATGTGATCAATGCCAGAAAAAACTATGCCACGCTTGAGGCGGGCATAGTTTGCGTGATTGCTTCTACGGAAACCACCTGTAGAATTTCTGACGACAACAATGCTTTCGTCGTAGAGCTTCCTGACACACTTCTTTCTAGTGGCGACAGGGTGAAAGCTTTCAATGTTGACCTATCTATCCTGAGCCATGAGCAAATACAGCTTTCTCCTCCAATCTGAAGAGGCGGAGTATTTTGAGCTTCTGCCCAACATTCGTCTGAAGAAGCACAATGGCTGGTTAGTGGCGGAGTCAATTGAGCAGGAGCAGATTGCTCGCGCTCAGAGTCAGGCAACCATTCGTGCTGTGCAGCTTGCAAAGCGCATCTCTGAAGCCAAGGACATCCCCTTGGAGGAGGCGTTTGGACTGCTGCAGAACGGCACTTCGTTCAATGAAATGGAGCTGCTGTCTGACTACACAGAAGAAACCCTTGGGATGCTCACATCGGGATCTTCTGCTGAAACCAACAATGCCAAGCTAGTCACCACATTCATCCGCACTCGCGGCGAGGGCTTGATTGATGGTGAATGGCAACCGCTGCCGGACTGGTCTCTTGATGACACAAAGGAAATGGGGCGGTCCATCATTGACAAGGTAATGGAGTTTATTGTTGAAGAGCAAGGCAAGGAGACTGAGGAGCAAGAAGCAAAAAAATCCCAGAAGAAGGCGGGTTAAGCGAAGTTGAGCGGCTTGAAAAAGCCGCTCGACGGCGCCTGTCTTCGTTGGCAAATTGGAACGAAATATACTTTCGACTTAGTTCATCAGACTTAAAAGATCCACGGTGGCATTGTGAGAATTTTGCAATGCAAAAGGTGGATGATGTTGAGGCTGCGTTGAAGTTTCTAGAGAAGCAGGATATTTATAGATACAACGTGAACAGTTTGTCAACAGCAAAGCTTGGCACTGTTGTTGTTGGAGCACTGGGCGGCAAGCGTAATGACGTGGGGGTGGATGACTTCCTGCCGTTTGACACTAGGAAGCTTAAGAAGGACACTGGTGTGACTGATGCGAGCCTGAAGGTATTGAAGGGCTTGATGAGTACACATCGTCTTGATCCACGTCTGGTCGCAACACTTGCCAATGAAATCAAGAGCGCATCAATGAGAGAAGACGAATAGCATGGGCCACACATGGCTACACTATTAAAATAAAGGGCGTTGTGTAGGAATGGCCGCTGAGCTAAGGCTTAATGTTGCTCTTGACCTCGCATATTTCAGGCAGCAACTTCCAAAACTCAGCCAAGCCGCTGCAGGGTATCGCCTACCTCTGCAGGTAAAGTTTGATGCGCGTCAATTACGCAAGGAGCTAAATAAGCTTACTGGCCGCAGGGAATTCCGTATCAATCTGAATGATACGGCGATCAAGAGCGCGTTAGATAGCACTCAGAAATTAGAGCAAGCCCTTAAGCGGCTTCAGACAGCATCTCGTGGAGCTGCGCCTGTTGCGCCAATTGGCGTGCAGGGTTTAAGCAAAACTGCGTCGAAGGGCGGGGTTAACAAGGCTCAAATTGCAAAGCTTTACGAAGCTCTTGCAATTGCTGGCGTAGAGGGTTTCCAGCGAGGAGTTAAGAAAAATCGCGACGAGATGGTCGCGGAGATTGGCGGCCTGAGTGCGGACACAATTAGTGGCTTGCTCAACGGCCTTAAATCAGGTGATCCGAAGCTGAAGGCAGCAGCGCGAAGCCTTGGCAGCTCGCTGATTAACAGCTTCAAGGCAGTGCTTGGCATTGCTTCTCCATCGAGAGAATTCAAATATTTAGGTGAGTTTGCCGCTGAAGGCTTTGAGATTGGACTAACTCAGGGTCTAAAGGAAGCTGAAGCTTCCGCAATGAACCGCATGCGGGCGATGCTTGCGGCTCTAAAAGGAGAGGCATCGAAGTTCGGCCCGGCCTTGATGATGGCCAGCGGTATGGGCGGTGGCCAGCAGAAAGGGCTGCGTGAAGCCCTTCTCATGGCTGCTGGCATGGGCGGACTTTATACGCCTGAAACCCAAGGCCAGCGCATGTTCCGCCAGGCGCGAGAGGGTATTGCGGGCCGTTACGGAGCAGTGCCCAGTGCCACGTTTGCTGGTGGCGGCTCTGGCACTTACAACCTTGGCAGACAGGCCATTCAAGGGCCTCAACTGCCCGTTCGTGGCGTCTTCGACAGCACTCCTTCACCGCCACGCATTGCCGGCCTTCTTGGTCCTAGCGGCACTGCAGAGGCCACTAGGGCCGCTGCATTGGCGCTTAAGGAACTGGAGGCTCGCGCAAGATCTGCGGCACGTTCTGCTGCTGTGTTTGCAGAGGATGCAGCGCGTGCTTCTCGGCGTCGAGGACTGGAAGTGGCGTCGGGACAGGTGCCTCTTGGTGGCGGAGGTCGCTACTTGCCCCCTGGTGGAGGCGGCGGCGGTGGTGGTCGCAGTGGTGGCTTTGGTGGTATCGGGCCGAATTTTGGTCGCGACCTCGGCCGTGGTTTTGTTGGTCGCGGTGGTGGTATCGCCGGGGAAATTGCTAACGAGTTTGGCAATGCAACTAAGCAAGTGTTGCTGTTTGGCACGGCTTACAAGGCACTTGCTGCCATCACTTCATTGCCTGGCAACATTGCGAATGCCACGGCAAGTCTGCAGTCGTTCCGCAACCAGCTAGAGGCAGTTACTGGCGGCGGCCAAGTGATGGCCGACAGCTTGGAGCTGATTGAAAGCACCGTGGCACGCTTTAACGTGCCGGTGCAGTCTGCACGAGATGGCTTCGTTCGGCTTTATGCGTCGATGAAGCCTGCTGGCATTGACCTTGGAACGATTAACAATCTGTTCACTGGCCTGTCAGCCACCGCATCGACATTCGGCATGAGTGCCGACCAAGTTGATCGGATGACTTACGCACTGGCTCAGATGGCCAGTAAAGGTCAGATTATGACCGAAGAACTGAAGGGACAGCTAGGTGATGTGTTCCCTCAGGCCGTGAGTCTGTTCGCTGAAGCCACTGGCTTTATGAACGACACGATGGACGATGCCGCGAAGAGTCAGGGCATGTCGCAATTCCTTCAAGCCTTGGAGGATGGTGCCTTCAAGGGCGAGAAGATGAAGCAAGTGCTGTCCAATGTGGGCATTGCACTTAAGAAGTTTGAAGGTAGTGCAGACAAGGCTGCTGGTTCGTTCCAGAACCAGATGAACAAGCTTAACAATGCGTTGACTGGCTTCTACGAGAGTTTCTCGCCGGCAGCAGGCGCGTTCCTTGGTGAATTCGTTACGCCCATGGTGCAGGCGCTCACTGAAGTGGGTGATGCAGTGAAACTTGCGTTGTCTGGTGATGAAATAGAGAACAATGATCTCGCCGCATATTTCCGGGATGAACTGTTCCCGCAGTTGATCAACATCAAGGATGGTTTGGTCACTGCAGCGCAAACAGTCGGTCAGTTCGCACAAGCATTGGCGGTTGTGCTGCGCCCCCTGGCGCAGCTCATCCTTGGCAATCAGCAGTTTGTCAGTGTACTTACAAGAGCCATTGTTCTCCTTGGGGGATTCAGGGTTGCCGCTGCCGCAGTAAATGCAACTGGCATCATTCCTCTCATTCGTAACATCATTCGTTACAACGGGGTTTTCCGAATCTTCCTCACGCAAACTGCCGCTGGCTCTAGCGGCCTTACTGCACTGAGGAATGCATCTGTCGCAACTGGCGTGGGCATGCGTCAAGCTGCGGTGGGCGTGAGAGTGCTTGCGACGGCAATTCGCACTGCGCTGGTTGCTTCTGCGATTGGTATTGCTTTGGTGGCTATCAGTGCATTGATTGAAAAGATCATGCAGCTCAAGGCTACCGCCGAGAGCATTGAAGGTCAGAGAGGGGGAGCTGGCACCAGGATCAAGAAGGCTGCAGAGATGGCAGGAACCGAAGGGATGAAGGCCGAGCAAGCTCGTGTTGGCGCCGAGATCTCAAGCAGAGAGAAGAGCATTGGCATTCTTGAGCGACTGCAGCAAGGTGAGACGATTTCAGAGAAGGAACGTGCTCAACTGAAAGCCACCGGCAGCTTGCCTAGTGGCCTGATGCAGACGAAGGGAGGTTTTACTGCAAAGAGTATTTCATACGCAGGGGGAGGGGCCTTTAAGGAGGATATTGCGGGTGATGTTGGCGAAGTGCTGGAAAACAACAAGAAGTCACTCGCCGCCTTCACTGAAGGGATGGACGAGCTGACGCAAGAAGCAGCAAAGAACGCTGCTGTTGTTGATGCGCGAGCTAAACAGCAAGCCCAAATGGATTTCACTGGACTTGGTGGAGGAGGCGAAGGCGATGGCGGTGGAAAGGGTGGGAAGACAACTCCTGCCACATTGCTTGATCTCACTCGTCAATTAAACAAGGCGAAAGAAGAGGGGCGCCTCATTGATGAAATTCAACTGCAATATCAGATTGATGTGGTCAATGCGAATCAGGAGCAGAAAGATGCCGTTGGTCGCATGATTGCGCTTGAAGAGGCGCGTCACAAACAGCAAATGGCGCTGCAGGATCTTGGCGAAAAAATCGGCAAGGAGATGTATGAGCAGATTGAACGCGAGAAAGAAGGACGCCGTGAAGTCAATCGCCTGATGGTTGAAGCCCGTTTTGCGGCGGGCCAGATCACAGCCCAGGAAAGAGATCGCCTGTTGTTCATTCAGGGGCAGATTGACGCCCTTGATCAATTCAAGAAGATCCCTGGTGTCACGCCTGATGACGTTGCTGCATTTGAGGCTAGGCAGGCGGCCACGCCTGAGCCCGGCAGCATTGGTGAGCTTTACAAGAACACAAAAGACGAGCTTGACGACCTCACTGACAGCACAAAGTTTCTTGGCGAAGCAGCAAATGGCATTGGCAGTGCATTTGCCAAGTCTTTCACTGATATTCTTACTGGCGCTCAAACGTGGAGAGAAGGCCTTGCCGGTGCATTTAAGAGCGTGGCGAGCATGTTTGCTGACATGGTTACTCAAATGCTGGCCAAGTGGGCTGCGTTGCAGATCATTGGATTGTTCTCGCCTGGCGGAAATAGTGGTGGCGCCAAACCGCCTCTCCCAGGGTCTGTAGCCTTAACTGCTGCAAACGGCGCTGTATGGGAAGGTGGTTTCACTCCGTTTGCTAACGGCGGAGTAGTGAAAGGCCCCACTCTTGGTCTTGTTGGCGAGGGCCGCTTCAATGAAGCAGTCGTACCACTGCCCGACGGCAAGAAGATTCCCGTAGAGCTTGGCGGAGGCGCTGGTAACAATATCTCCACTAACATTGTTGTCAATATGAACAATGGCCAAGCGAGCAGCCAGATGAGCGGAAGCGGCGGTCAAACGCTCGGTCGCGAAATTGAAGGCGCTGTGCGCAATGTCATCATGAAAGAAAGCCGTCCAGGCGGCCTCATCTATAGCGGACGCTGATCACTATGGCACAACCAACTTTCACGCTTGAAGTTGAATATGGGCTCACTGTTCGCAGAGGCACGCGCGTTAGGCGCGTGCAATTTGGCGATGGCTACGAGCAAGTTGTACCGGATGGTGCCAATACTGACATCAGGAAGTATGACATTAGGACCACCCCAATCACTGATGCGCAAGCAGAGGCGTTAGACGATGATTTGTCTGCATTGTCAGGTGATTTCTTTTATTCACAATTCAAGCAAGATGATGCAGTGTACAAATATCGCCTTGATCCAAATGAATGGTCTTGGGAATGTTCAGGTCCAGATGTGAACATTATTTCTTTTTCGTGTAAGCGCGTGTACGATTCCAGGGATTAATTATGACCATTCAATCTGATGTATCGCAGACGTGGCATGATGCCATCATCGAGCTATTTGAACTGGATCTGTCAACCATCACTAGAAGCGCAGGAGATAAGTATTATTTCACGGCCAATCTCATGCCTGATAATACAAAAATTTCGTGGAAGGGAATTACTTACGAGCCGCTCCCCATTGCAGCAACTGGATTTGAGCGTACTACAAAAGGGCAAATCCCTACTCCCGAGTTGACGGTGGCCAATGTCTTGGGGACGTTGGCTTCAGTGGTCAATACGTTAGATGACTTAGTGGGCGCAAAAGTAACAAGGCGCCGCACCTTGTTGAAGTACTTAGATGGTGGGGCCTCGCCAGATCCATCACAAGAATTTCCAGATGACATATTTTATGTGGAGCGTAAAATTGCAGAAAGTAGCATTACCATTACATGGCAACTTGCCAGCAAAATTGACCTAGAGGGACTGCAATTACCGCGAAGAATTATTACGCAAAATTATTGTTTGTGGAAGTTTCGCGGCTCAGAGTGCGGTTACAACGGCGTGGCCGTTGCTGACCAATTCGACCAGTCAATAGTCACTGGCGGGGCGTCCTCTCCAGAAGGCAGTGCGTATATTGACGCATTTAATGCATTTACTGCGGCGAAAGCAAAACTTGCCACCGCGGAAGCCATCAAGAATAAGCTGTTTGCTCAAAAAGAAACTGCATGTGATGCGTCATCTCCAGAAACGTATGGAGCCAATTTTGTCTTCAAGAGGGGCGGTGATGTTGATATAACTTTTTTCATTCAGACCGAAGATGCAGCGATTGCTGTGTGGGATGGCAACAATGTAAGCATTTCGGGATTCAACCCCAATTACAGCCCTGGTTACAAGCAAAACACAGGACGAGGGCCAGGCGAAGAGAAAAATGGAACAGGGGAGGTCTACGCTGTTGAGCGTAATGGCATTACTCTTCCATTTAACGATTCAACTTTCGCAATGAAGGATGAAGATCAGCAGCCAATATTTATTGTTAGCGGCCAGGTGGTAGTAAGTAGCGGGTTTGTTTCTTATAGTCTTGGCGACTATGCAAGTCCAGGCTTCGCTCCCATGAGAAGCCTGGCTTCCGTGGAATATGGTGCAGCGCAATGTGCCAGTAAGACGGCAGAATATGATGCTGCATTAAGCCTGTATAACGATGCTCTTGATGAATTCAATGCTGCGCAGGCGGCTCTTAATGCCGCCTACGCGGCATTGCCTCCTGGGGATGATATTTTGAAGCGTGACCGCTGCGGAAAACGGTTGCAAAGTTGCCGCTTGAGATTCACTAATGGCAACTTACCATTTGGTGGATTTCCTGGCGCCAACTTGGTAAGATGATTCCACTTTCAATTAAACAGGCTATTGCAGGAGAAGCCCGCAAGGCTTCTCCTAATGAATGTTGCGGATTGATTGTCAATGGGGCGATTGTTTCTTGTCACAATTCATCCCCATCGCCTTCCGATTATTTCACGATTACTGCCGAAGACTACATAAAAGCTTCTGCGATGGGAGAAGTGGAGGCGGTGTATCATTCGCACGTTGGTGGCACAAGGGGCTTTTCACGGCCCGATATAGCGGCATGCAAACAAAGCAATGTGCCGTGGATTGTTTTCCATGCACCATCGGGAGATTTTTTCTACGCTGACCCCACTGGAGGCGCCCCTTATGAGGGGCGCCAATGGACTTATGGCATTCATGATTGCTATGCCATTGTGAGAGATTTTTACAAGAGGGAGCTTGGTATTGAGCTTGACGATTTTAAGCGGGGAGATGAAATGGAATGGGAAAACAAGGGTTGGACTATGTTCGTTGATAATTATTCTCGGCAAGGGTTTTACGAGATAGAAAGCCCGGAGCAGAAAGGAGATATTTTGTTAATGCAAGTTGGCGCCCCATCTCCGAATCATGTGGGAGTAATGACAGGGCAAGACAATTCTTTTTATCACCACTTAATGGACAGGTTGTCAGAGAAAAGTGTTTATGGAGGTTATTGGGCTAAAGTAACAACTAAGACGCTGAGGCATGAGGGCGCAAGAGCATGAAGCGGCGGATGGTAGAAGTGAAGCTTCTTGGGGAGTTGGGACGCCGTTTCGGGAGGTCGTATAAGTTCATGGTGCGCAATCCACGAGATGTTATTTCTGCGTTGTCTAACCAGCTCGATGGGTTTAAGGACTATCTTTGTGGCGCCCATGAAAATGGAATGGGCTTCAAGCTTGTTGACGAAGATCCAGAAGGAATGAATTATGACGGCGTGATGATGAGCTGCAAACAGCTTATCATTGCTCCTGTTATTGCTGGATCTGGGGGGAAGGGGATGTCGATCGGCCAGATTTTATTGGGCGCAGCACTGATTGGTTTGGCATTCATTCCAGGCATTGGCACGGTTGCCGCAGGGGGTGGACTTGCCGCAGCAGGTGCAACTGTCGGAAGCCTCTCCAGTGTTGGCACCGTACTGTTTGGGCTTGGCGCAAGCCTGCTTTTAACTGGGATCGCTGGCCTCCTCACGCCACCAATTCAAACACCTGGCACTGATTCAAAGAAGAAAGACAGCTTTATGTTTGATCGGGCCGTGGAGCTTACCACCCAGGGCTACCCCATTCCGCTGCTGTATGGGCGATATTTGGCCGTTTCGCCATTGGTTATTTCCTCTTCAATCAGCACTGAAAACATCTCAGCGTAGCAATGAAGGACAACCTCACTGGCGAAGTTCAGCAATGGTCAATTAGCGGTGCTGGCGGCAAAGGTGCTGGCGAAGGCCCCGTTGAAGATCCAGACACTTTGCGAAGCAAGGCTCAAGCAAAGGTGTTGGCACTTTTTAGCGAGGGAGAAGTGCAGGGTTTTCCCAGTAATTTTTCTGCCGAGCAAAGAGGGCAAAGAATCTTCTTGAATGATACGCCTCTTGTTAATCCAGATGGCAGTAAAAATTTTGAAGGTGCCAGCATTTCTTTTGCTACTGGCACGCAGGCACAGTCGTCATTGCCGGGATTTAATGATGTGCGCATCGAGCAATCAGTGGGCATCAAAGTACAAAATCGCATTGGACCAGTATCTGCAACTACAACCAGTTCCACATTGAGCAAATTGGTTGTGCGAGTGGGAGTGGCATCACTGTTCCGCGTAGAAGAAGAGAGTGGTGATGTTAAAGGGAGTGAGGTGAAATTTACTATTCAAATTATTGATGCTCTTGGTTCGACAATTAAAATCAGAGGCGAAAGTATCAAGGGTAAGTCGAGGGGGCCTTATGACGCGGAATATGAATTTAGCCTTTCTGGCACTGGGCCATGGACTGTAAAGGTGAGAAGAGATACAGGCGATCCTGACAATTTAAAAATCAATGATGATTTCTATTTCAAGGCGATTGTCGGCATCATTGAAAATACATTGCGCTATCCCAATTCGGCGCTGATGGGGTTTAATGTTTCTTCTGAATTTTTTGATAGTGTGCCAAAAATTTCCGCTGAGTTGCTTGGCATCAAAATACAAGTGCCAACAATTTATGACGGAGCCTCTAACACCTATTCGGGAGTGTGGGATGGAAGCTTTAAGACAGAGGCAAATAACAATCCTGTATGGGTGTTTTATGACCTCTTGACGAACTCTCGCTATGGCTGTGGCGATTTTATTGATAAAGAAGATATTGACATTTACTCTCTTCTTCCTATTGCCAAGTATTGCGATGAGATAGTTTCTGATGGTCGAGGCGGAACGGAAAAGCGTTTCACTTTTAATGGCTACATCAACAATCGTGGTGACGCCTATGAGGTGCTGAATTCGTTGGCGGCGGCATTTCGCGGGATGATTTATTACGCGCAAGGGCAAATTATTGCCACTCAGGATCGCCAAGCTTCAGCAGTGAAGCAGTTTTCTCCCGCCAATGTCATTGTTGAGGTGTCTGATGGTGGGGAACTGACAAAGCCAGCTTTTGTTTATGAGGGTACTGGCCTTAAGGCACGAAAAACCGTTGCACTGGTGTCATGGAATGATAAGGATGATCGCTACAAGGCAAAGATTGAATATGTAGAAGATAGAGATGGCATTGATCGGTATGGCTATCGCGAGCTTGAGGTGAGAGCACTTGGCTGTACGTCTCAAGGGCAAGCCCAGCGCGTAGGGCGTTGGGCGCTAGTTACCAATCTGAATGAAACGGAAACTGTTACCTTTAAGGTGGCAGCAGAAGGTTTCTTTTTGATGCCTGGTGAAGTTATTGAAATTGCAGACCCCTATAAAAGCGTGGGCATTTACGCGGGTATGCTTGCTGCTGTGGGAACAAGTGCAGTGGTACTTGACAGAGAAGTGTCCCTAGAAGTCAATAAAACTTATGAAATCATCATTCGCACTGGGGATGGTCTTGACCTTGTGGCGACTGTTACAAGCAGTCCAGGATCCACCGACAACATTACTTTCTCTCCATCGTTCACCGAGGAGCCTGCGCTGCCAGCAGCATGGATCATTCGCGAGGCAGGAGTAACACCACGCAAATATCGAGTGATTGGACTGAATGAGGACGATAATGTCATAACAGTGTTGGCATCTGCTTACTATGAAGATAAATATGCAATTGTTGATGATTTCACGAAGCTTTCTTCTGAGACCACATCAATTGCAGGCCTAGCCATCACCCCAATGGTTAGTGCTGGCAGTGTTGTACTAAAGGTCACCTAATGGCGCAAATTGAAGTGACATGGAAATGGCCGCAATACAGCGGGTATTCCATTTTGAATGCCATTAATCCTGCAATATGCTGGCATGAGCCGCGAAACAATCCACTTATCAAGGAGTTTGCTGTAGAGCTATATCGCGAAGAGGATGACCGATGGGTGGACCTTGGCCGCACCACTGCTGATTACGTGCGTATTGATTCGCAGGATTACGATATACGAACGTCTTATCAGATAAGGATTGCTACAATCGGGATAAATAGGCGGCAGTCGCCATGGTCTTATAGCCAGCGATTTGTTGCATCGCCATTGAGATTTGATTTCACGTCGCCCGACACTGTGCGACTTCCTGATGGCTCTTCTAAATTAAACCAGCGTCTGCTGTTTTTGCTTTTTTAATCATGGCACTGTTTGGTCTTGATGCCGCTGGTAATTCTGCCTATGTACAGGCGGTCGGTAATGGCGCGGAAAGCACGCCTTACATCTTGCAACACGATATTTTGCCGTCTGGCATCAAGAGCGCATGGGTGGCGAGTACTAGCGGAGAAGTGGTGGTATCTGGCGTAGCTACGAAAGAGCTGCGAGTGTTAAACGTGGCCATCACGGCAACAAGCGGAGGCACTGTTCAGTTCCGAAGCGGCGCCTCTGGCACCACATTGACACCTGCGTTCCCCGTGTACGCATCAGGCACCCCGTTGTCATTTGGCAGTCCGATGGGGCTGTTCCAGACCACCGCTGGAGAAGGCTTGCAAACGGTCGTCAGTAGTGGCATTGAATACCAGGCCTTGATCACCTATCGCGAGGTGTAAGGATGACACGCATTGTTGGCTTTCTAGAAGGGGCCAGCGGGCCTCTTAGCGGACGACTCTACGTGAAGGCAGGGGGCGCCTTCATTGGCGCCCCTGCTAAGGATTTGTCCTTCAAGGTGGAGGATGGCATTGTCGATGTGGAGCTACCTCCATGCCCTCCTGGTATGCCCTACTTTGTCGACTGGAAGGATACGGGTGACATTAGCCGCTTGAAGTATGTGGAGCGTTGGCGCGTGCCCGCTGCTCCTGAAGTGAGCATTGAAGAAGTGCGTGGTCTTGTTAAGTCGCGCCCTGGTCGTGCGCAAGCAGCGAGCAAGAAAGGCGAGCTGCTTGAGGCCAAGATGCTCAAGAATGAAATTAACGAGCTGACGGCAAGTCTGCAGCGGCTTGAGCAGGAGAATGCCAAGCTCTTGCGTGAAGTGACGGACGCTGAGAGCAAGGCCGCAGCAGCGCAGGCCAAGAGTGCTTCGATGGTGTCGGAGTTGACAAGTGCCAAGCGTGACGCCATTGACGCTCGCCTTTCTCAACAGGAAGTAGTTATTGAGAAGGTAGTAGAGAGGACTGTCACTCCTGCTGACATTCAAGAAACAATTAGCGACTATCGCCAGCGCCTGGAGCTAATGGCGCGTGAAAACGAAGCATTAAAAAAGGAAGTAGAGGACGCATTCTCGCTTACCACGCATTATGCAAGTCTCCATTCGCAAATTGATAGACTGACGATGGAGAAGCATCAGCTTCTATCTCGCATCGATGAATTGAAGCGTCCCAAGCGCAGCACAACGTCGTTGCGTAACGAAGCTATTGCAAACCTCGACCGTCTTATTAGTGGCTGATGGAAAGCATTAACGTAACCGTGAGGGAAGGTGACAGCTTTGATGAGCTGTACCTTGCTTTCCAGAAGCCTCTTGGCACCTATCGGGATTTCACCAATTCCGAAGTGATTGCACAGATTAAAGAGACGTTTGGCGGCGATGTAATTGACACGTTCAATATTACAAAGCTTGCCGCTACTGGCCATTTGAAGCTTGCACTGTCTTCTGCTCAAACAGAGGCTTTGCGCCGCAATATTGCAAGTGGTTATGACGAGCGCGTCATCACTTATGACGTGGGAAGGCAGGCCGCTGACCCTGCCGACATTGGCGCTCTCTATCTGTGGGACTTGAAAGAGCTGTACTACGTGGAAGAGGGCGGCGGCATTGTTCAAATGGTGCAAGGGACAATAATTGATCCCCTGCTGCTCACATATCGCGTGCGTGTAACTACAGTTGATCGCCATAATCTTGGCCCTTCTGACATTATTCGCATTGCTGGAACTAGCGTGGCTGGCTACAATGCTACTTACACCGCAAACACGCTAGATATCATTGACGAGCGAACTTTTGAAATATTGCCCGTCAATAACGTGCCTGTATTTAGCGCTAATTCTTTTGGAGGTACTCTACGAGTGCTGAAAGAAGATACGATTGTATTAGGCACACTGCAGGTTAAGCCCCGCATCACATCGATTTAAGGAATCATGCCTGACATTGAAGAAGGTCAACAGGTAGTAACAGTTGGCAGATCGGAGCCTATCCAGGCGGGTCAGGCGACCATGGAGCAGTCGCTGCCTGTTGCGCTGGCTAGCGACCAAACTCCCATCCCCATTCTTGACAATCTGAGTGCGCCTTCTGAGGTGCATGATGATCTGCTGGGCAATCCCCGTGTGCAGACCAGCTTGGCTCTGTGGGATTCCACCAACATTATTGCCATTGATCCCAAGCTTTGGAAGCTGACTGAGGATCGTGAAGGCAATCCCCTGCACGCTACTGTCACTCACCTGCCTCAGGAGAGCGGCGCTCAGCTCCTCATCAATACCAACGCACCTAACTCTACAGAGGTGCAGATGCAGAGCCGTCTGGTATTCCCGTACCAGACTGGTCGCATCACTGATGTGAGCTTTGGCATCAGCATGCTTCGCAATATAAATGCGACGCATGAAACTGGCCTGTTCGACGAGAAGAACGGCTATATCGTTCGCATTATTGGCGACGATCTTTTCTTCGTTCGTCGCACCAACTCTGGTGAAACTCCGCAGAACCACGGAGCACCTGCGGGGTCTACTGACTATACAGTCACTGATCCCACTTCTATTTATTTCAACCATCGTTATCGCCTGCTGCCTGAAGATCCTTCCGTGATGGAAGAGATTGTTCCTCGCAGTGTCTTCACTGGCGACAAGCTCGATGGTGTGGGCAACAGTGTTCACACGCTGAGCTTGTCCAACGTGACAATGTTCCGCATCCAGATGGGCTGGTATGGCGGTTCGGCTTGTAAGTTGATGGCATTCGTGCCTGTCGACGAGAATCTACCTGGCGGTGCTGAGCCTAAGAATGCTCGGTGGGTGACAATTCACCAGATCAACACTTGTGATCGCCTGCCGTTCCCGAGCCTCGGCAATCCGAATCTGCCACTGACATTCCGCATTGTCAAGACTGGCAGTCTCGCCCAGGCCGTGTTCCTGAAGATCTACGGCACCAAGGCTGAGATTGATGGTGGCGATGCCACAAAGTATGACATCTTCTCGCATGCATCATCGAGCGTGCAGATTAATCCTGGTGTGCCGCGTCCGCTGCTCTCTATTCGTTGCAAGGAGAACATTGTCAATGCGGAAGGTGCTGTAACGAAGAACATTCTTCGCGTGGTGCCTTTGATGCTCAACCTTTCGTCTACATCGCCCACCAAATTTACGCTGGTGAAGAATGCAAGCGGCTTGGTAGTGAGTGGTGCAACTCTTGATCCGCAGGAAGCTGGTGTGGCTTGGACTTCCAACGCCCAGCTCTCTGCTGTTGAGTACAACACCACAGCATCTGGCATCACTGGTGGCGAGATTGTCACCACGTTCTTCACTGGCAACGAAGACGGTCAAAACCTGGAGCTTCAGGAAATCTTCCGTCTCAACCGCGAGTTCCTCACCCGCCCAATCTCTAATGATTCGGGCCAGTCTGGTGATGTGCTCACGCTGGTTGCTGAAAGCCTTGCGGTGAGTGGCAACACTGTTGCAGGCTCTCTCACTTGGGGCGAGCGCTGATCGCCTTTCACATTGATAATTACTGCTCATGGCAACGTATTACCAGCTTCCCCATGAAGTAGGTCAGAAACGCATTGTTGTTGCAAGCGGTGCCAATGCAGGCACCGTCTTGCAAGAAGCTGGTGAGTTTCCAGTTGGGCAAGCGCCTATGGCGGAGAGCATGCCAGTGGTGGTTCCACTGGAAGGCACTCCGCTAATTATCAATAAATATCTTGAGAAGCCTTCTGAAATCAAGGTGGATGTGCTTGGCAATCCACGGGTTGATGAAGCGCTGAGTCTGTTTAATTACACAGACGATTATGCATTCCGTGATGACGTGTATGTCACGGAAATTCAGGGCTTGAATGAGAGTGGTGAGAATGATGAAGAGAGTGCCAAATGGAGTCAGCTTGAGCGTGTAGCAGTTGACTACACGCCGCTTCCCATTGGCTCATTCCGTCACGATATTCGCCGTCGTGGCATCAATGTAGAACTCGCTAAGGCCTCTGGCGGCTTCCAGCGTGCTCGCTTGAGCACGCGGAAGCGCTTCCGTTATCAGACAGGGCGCGTGATGCGCATGTCTGTGTGCGTGCAGATGAGCCTTGCTGATCTTCCCGCATGTGAGAAGCTCTGGGGCATTGGTGACAGCCAAGATGGCTTCTTCTTCCAAATCAGGGCTGCTGGTGAGGGAGATGATTTCCGAATCATCTACCGTCGCTCGTCTGGTGATGGCCTACTGAAGGAAGTTGTCGTTCCTCGGAGTGAGTTTAATCATGATCCGATGGATGGCACTGGCTATAGCGGTGCCAACATTGACTTCACCAAGAACTGTATGTATCTGGTGGAGTGGGGCTGGTATGGCGCCAGCTCTGCCCGCTTCTATGCATTTGTCGTAGACGAGCAAGACGGTCTTCCTGCAACGGTGAAGCAGGTGCCTCGGGGCCGTTGGGTGTTGATGCACGAGCTGCTCATCCCTGACAGCCTTGATGCGCCGAGCCTTGGCACGCCTGTGCTGCCGTTCACCTTGGAAGTGAGCAACACTGGCTACCTTGTTGAGCCCCAGTTCATCTTTAAGTATGGATTGAGTGTGCAGGTGGATGGCGGCGAGAGTGAAAAGGCCGACATCTATGGAGCCGATCTTTCCAATGGCCGCGACATTGGTCCCGTTATTGGCGGCACTGCGCCGTCACATTTCTTTCCATTGTTTGCCATTCGTGCAAAAGATTTTGCGAACGGCAATATTTTGAATACTCTCCAGGGCTTGCCTAAGACTCTGGAAATGTTCGCGAACTACGGCACTGAGCTTGCCGTGTTCCGCGATGCGGAGTTTGCAGACTTCGATGAAGTGGGTCATTTCAATGGCACGCTTCCTGATGACGACGGCGGTGATTTTGGTCTAGCCGAGTCGCTGCTGCTTGCTCCTGGCGGTGATCTGGTGATCATTACGCTGTTGTTCCCTGATGGGAACAACGAGCCCTTCCAGATTATTGATGATGCCGTGACAGAGGGCGTTCTGGTGAGTCCTGATGGCTTTGTCTATGCAGATCCCTTCCTGTTACTGACAGAACCCCCCGAACAGCTTCCCTTGACGCTGCAGGATCAATATGTGGCCACTGACATGGGCACGCTTGAAGGTAATTTTGTTGTCAAGAAGACTGTAAGTGGCAAGGAACTCACTCGCCTTTACGTTCCGCCGAACAAGCACACCAATGTAAAGCTCACTTCTATTTACGACTTGGTGCGCGAGGCGATTACAACGGAATATGACAGCAAGTTTGATTTCCCCGTTGTCAATGAAGACTATGAAGTGGTGAGCATTGCCAGCAATGGCACTATCACTCTTGACAGGAAACACACCCTGGAAGCGGGCTTCCGTTTCGTTGTTAATAATCAAACCTTCTACGTAGCGACAGTGGAAGGCGAGTTTACGCTAACCATTTCCTTGACAAAGAATGGCGTTGCCATAGTGCCACCATTTGGCGAAAACTCATACGCCCGTGGTTATTACGATGTAGTGATTGACGCCGCTGTTGCATCTCGCGCACGTCCTATTCAGCAAAGCGTAGTGTGCTTTGCAGCTCGCCGAGTAGAAGACGGCCTTCTTCAAACCAATCTTGGAGAAGTGAATGCTCAATGGATGAGAGTATCGAACTGTTCAACAACCAATTCCTATAATGTGTTGAGCCCTGTGCCTGAAGTGAGGGCATTCCTTAACTATGGCTTGCGATAAACATGGCAGTTGGTAGTGACATTATCAATCTGACAGGCGAGGGGCTGCCAGATCAATTGGTTGATCGTGCCTATGCATTTTGCATTGGCACTCAACTTCTTCAAACGCCATCGTTTGACCCCCGTGACGGCAAGCTGGAATTTAAAGTAGCTCCTGACCTTTTGAAGGTGGGTGTTGCTGGAAATACAGCGCCGACAACGGCGCTGGGCCTTGCCACTCGCGCCAATGTCTCTACATTGTCCGTTTGGCAATCGTCTGGTGAAGTGTCAGATGATGGCAGTCAGTTCGGTGTGTATTCGCTGGGCTTTGCAGAGAATGTCAATAATGGCACTCTCGTCAACGTGACTGCTGCTGGCGAATCCATTGCAAGCCTGGCAAAAAATCGCATTGGCAACGATGTGAGCATCGCTTTCGACACTTTCGTTAGCTCTGGCCACGGTTACGGAACAGGCGATGCAGTTGTTATTTATAGCGGTAACACTCCCGCCCCGTTGCAAAGTGGTGTTACTTACTACGTCATTCCTTCTGGCACCGATCACTTCAAGCTTGCTGAAACTCGCGCTGCTGCCGTTGCTGGTAGTGGCATTGACATTACAGTGAGTGGTGGTCCTGTTTATCTGCGAAGTGACGATGTTTGGGAACTGCGACGCAATGGATTGAGCGGCGTTGTCACTGTTTATCGCAATGACAATCTCATCTATACTTATAGTGGCACTACTCTAGAGTCTTTGCGGCCCTTCTTCTGGACCAGGGAAAAGTCTGCGAGTGCTACCATACCTGTATTCAAGGAAATCAAAGTTAGCGGGGCTTCCTAATCAATGGCTCAAAGCAGACTCATCACGGATCTTGTTGAGCTGATTCAGCCCAACAATGATGATATTTTTGTCATTGTTGACAATACATCGGACCCCACGCTTTCCGTTACTAAGCGCATCAGCTATGCCAATCTGAAGGAAAGCCTTCAGGACATGATTGATGTGCTGTTCTCGGCAGGGAATGGCGTTGATCTTACTTATGACGATGCTGGCAATACTGTCACCATCACGGTTCTGGCTGATACAACCATCCAGAAATCGATTTATAGCAATAGTGGCACCACTGTTGGCACCCGTCAACAACTGAACATCGTTCCTGGTGCTGGCGTCACTATTAGCGGTGTCGACAACATTGCCGCTAATCGTGTTGACCTGACGGTTAACACTACGAACGTCTCTGCAGCGACGAACCTTGCCGCTAACGGTTCGCATGCAACCATCATTCAGGCAGTTAATACGCTTGTTGATGGCACCAAGGACATTCGCGTTCGTTCCATTGAAGCCACCAGCAACAAAGTGGCTGTTACCACAGGTTCCACTGGCAACAGTGTGTCCGTGGATGTTGTTCCTGGCAATATCAACATCAACGACCTGCAGGTGGGGCAGCCCCTTGGCGTAAGCCTTGGTGGTACGAATGCAACCACCGCCGCTGGTGCTCGTGCAAGCCTTGGTGCTGCTGCCCGCGGCGACAACAGCGACATCACCAGCATCACTGGCCTCACCACTGCCCTCTCCATCGACCAAGGCGGTACGGCAGGCACAACTGCTCAAACAGCCCTGTTCAACATTGAGGGCGTATCGAGCGCTGTTAACGTCGGCTCCACTGGTCAGTCGCTAATTGTCAATGGCAAATCTGCCGTTGCTGGTGAATATCGCGTTGAGCTGAAGAGCATTCGCCCTGGCTCCTCTAAGGCAAGCGTTACCACTGTTGGTCAAGAGGTTGTTGTTGACGTTAATGCAAATAACGTCTTGAACGCTGCCTCGCAGAATGTCAATCTCAATAACTTCCGCATTACCAACCTTGCGCCGCCGATTAGCGCAAACGATGCGGCAACCAAGGAATATGCCGATTCTGTCGCTCAGGGTCTGACGCTGAAGGAAGCTTGCGTTGCAGCTTCCACGGCTAATTTCTCTGGCACTTACTTCAATACCAGTGGTGCTGTCAGTGCAGTTGATACTGGTGCAGATACACTGACCATTAACAACCACGGTTTCAATACTGGTGAGCGTGTTTACATCTCTTCGACTGGCGCTATTCCTGGCGGACTGAGCGCTGGTGTTGAATACTTTGTTATTAACACTGGCGTCAACAGCATTCAACTTGCTGCTGATTCTGCTGATGCTGCTGGCGGCACCCAGATTGACATTACAAGCGTAGGTTCTGGCACGATCAGTGTTGACCACACGCTCTATCTGCTTGCAAGCGGCAATGGCGCACTGAGTCTTGATGGCGTAGCCATCGCTCAAGGTGACCGCGTTCTCATTAAGAACCAAACAGATGCCACTCAAAACGGCATCTATGTGGCCACTGATGAGGGTGCAGTGAACCGTCCTGCAGTGCTCACTCGTGCTGACGACGCCAACACAAGCTCCGAACTTGCTGCTGGTAGCTTCACCTTTATTGTTGACGGCACATCGCAAGGTGGCATTGCTTACGTGCAGGTGGCTGATGCTCCCATCCTCGATGTGGATGACATCAACTGGACGGTGTTCTCGTCTAGCGCCATTGCTCCCAACTCCGTCGCAAATGACCGACTGGTCCAAATTACTGCTGGCTTGATTAAGGGCCGCGCTGCTGGCGCTGGTACTGGTGATGTTCAGGATCTCACTGCTAATCAGGTGGTTGATATCGTGAACACGGCTACTTCTGCTATTGATTGCGGCACTTACTAAGCAATCACGGTCAGTTTCATCCTTTCATTTGTAATTAACAATGGCTGCCCAAGTTCCTATTTACAACCTTCGCAGCGGGACCGCATCTAAGCGGCCCGCTGCTTCTGGCCTTGCATTCGGTCAGATTGCACTGAACTACAACGAAGAGGATCCTGCCATCTACCTGCGTGGTCATAGTGATGACCTCGTGAAGGTGGCGCCTGTTTACGTTGGCACCACTGCTCCCAATGCCACACCTGCATCTGGTGGTGCTTCTGGCAACACCGTTGGCGAGCAATGGCTCGATACAACTGGTGGCGATTATGTCACGAAGGTGTATGACGGCACGGCATGGCGCTCCCCTGTTATCACAAGTGCGCTGATCAAGGATGGCACCATTGTTGATGGCGATATTAGCGGCGCTGCTGCTATTGGCCTGAGCAAGCTTGCCACTGGCACTCTGCCTTCTGGCGTTCAAATTACCAGCGACAATATTACGAACGGAACTATTGTCAACGCTGACATTAGTGCTTCCGCTGCTATTTCACTCGCCAAGCTTGATACTGGCGCCCTACCTTCTGGTATTACTGTTAGCACCGACAACATTGTCGATGGGACGATTGTCAATGCTGACATCAGCGCTTCTGCTGCCATTGGCCTGAGCAAGCTTGAAAGTGGTGCGCTGCCTGCTGGTATCACAATCACCAGCACCAATATCACTAATGGCACCATTGTTGATGAAGACATTAGCACTGGCGCAGCCATTCAAGATGCCAAGCTGAATACAATCAGCACTGCTGGCAAAGTGAGCGGTAATGCCATCACTGCTGGCACGATTAGCGGCTCCACTGCCGTTAACACCAGTGGCAACATTGCCACTACTGGCGGCATGGCAGTTGGCCAAAGCTCGCTGGCTAATAACACTGACTTTGATTTGAACGGTGCATTTGCACAGACTGTTCAAAGCGTTGGCTCCCTTGATATCGATTGCTCCACGGGTAATTATTTCACCAAGACAATCAATGCAAATAGCACATTCACATTTAGCAATGTGCCGCCGAGCCGTGCCTATAGCTTTATTCTTGAACTCACTCACACATCGGGTACTGTCACATGGCCTGCTGCCGTGAAGTGGGAGGACGACACTGCCCCCACGCTGATCACGGGCAAAACGCATCTCTTCATGTTTATCACCGATGACAGCGGAGCCCGCTGGCGCGGCGCGGCCCTTGTAAACTACACGAACTGAGGATATTTCAATGGATCCGAATTCTCGTCTTTTGATGATGGGCGCAGGTGGAGACGCCCGAGTGTCACTTGGCACTATATCATGGACATCAAATTATATTTCCACTGCGGCAATTAGTGGCGTAAATTTTGTCGCAGGCGAGACCTCGACGACTAGTAGCAGTTCTGCTTATACAACAGCTTTCCCTACGGTGACGACAACAGGATGGCATTTGCAGTGGCGTCAAATCGAGGGCTATTCTCAATATATCAATTTTGTTGGCGTGTCAAACACCAATTCAGTTAACATGAGCTACGGCGATACTCGTACTACGACTTGGTATTGGAGTGGTGGCATTTTCGGTTTGGGTAGCGGTTCAGGACCAGGAGTATTAAGAGGAGATTACGTGCATACGCTCGCTGTCAGACTGGAATCTGGCAGCCCAAGAATATATTTCAAAAATGGACAGACTGGAACGGTTGCAGGCCCTTTCGACTGTCCGTCAGGAACACTGTATTTTATTACTCAAAACCAAGGTGGTTACAAGATTGGCGATATTACAATTCAGAATAGCGGCACTGTATATCAAGGCGGTGGCGGCCTATGGTGATTTAGCGAGTTTTTTAATGCGCAAGATTGCGCGTTTTAATCGGCTATTTAATGGCCATTTACAACCAATTCCTACTAAAGACTCAAAATGACTTACGCGCTCATTGAAAACGGAAGCATCGCCAAGTATCCCCTTAGCGAGATAAGCATCAAATCACTCCATCCCAATACATCTTTTCCAGTTCCATTTGAAGCGCCAGATGGTTATGTGAAGGTCCATCAAGCAGACCCACCGACTTTCGATCACACTAAAAACCTGATCGAAGCAGACCCTGTGAATGATGGCGGGGTATGGACACAGGCTTGGACGGTTGTTGACGCGAGTCAAGCCGAAATTAATGCGCGAACTGCAGATAAAGCGAGAGTTGAGAGGAGTGAGCGTAACCAGCTCTTGTCTGCAAGTGATTGGACTCAGCTTTCTGATGCCCCTGTGGACACTGCTGCATGGGCGTCGTATCGTCAAGAACTACGCGACATCACATTGCAAGCTGGTTTCCCCTGGGAAATCACATGGCCTGAAGAGCCTGTGTAATGGCTAAGCCCAAAAAGAGCCTCACAGGCTCCACATTGATCACGAGCAAGCCCAAGCGCACTCGCCAAGGACAGGGAAAAAACAGCAAGCAAAACCACGGGCGCAAACAGTCTCGCGGACAAGGTAAATAGCTTGAAAGGAGGGCCTTAAGCCCTCCTTTTTAATGGTCAAAACTATTGCTAGATTGAGAAGACTAGGCGCTTTATTGGGGCATGATACAACCAGGCCGCTACGATATCACGCTGCAGCAGGGTGCCACATTCGAGATGGCAGTGCAATATAAAGACAGCGACGGAACGCCAGTTAATATGAGTGGCTACACGATTAGCGGTAGTCTATGGAACAGGCTTGGCACAAATAAGCTTGCTACGTTCTCTACGCCTTACGTTTCTCAGCCTAGTGGCATGTTTGTTATGCGCTTGGAGGCTTCCGTGACGAGCGGCATAACCGAGCAGGGTCAATATGACGTGCTAGTGACGACAGCAGAAGGGGATAAATATTATCTACTTGAAGGTAGCGTTTTTTGGAGCGAAGGTTTTTCTTGGAGAAGTTGACTATGACCGCGGTAACAATTCAAGAGCAGCAAAGTACGGTTCTCATCACTGAAAACAATGCCAGTGTCAATGTAACCAGTAGCGATGTAAGCGTACTGCTAACTGCGCCAGGCACACAGGGGCCGCCACGTAGCGCAGATTCTGGTGTCATTTATTTGAAAGCCAATACAGTTACTACTCCCATTGATCAGACCAATGGAAGAGCTGTGGTTTCTGGGGTGATGATTGCCAGCTCATTAACTAATTTTGAAAAAGATGCCTTAACTAATTCTCTTAAGTACAAAGGAACCAATGGGCTTTTCCATGCCATTGCCACGTTTAGTTTTTACTCTGGCAGTCAAGACACTTGTGGTTTTTATATTGGCGTTAATCGCGACGCATCTTCTCCATTGGACGCTGATGCTGATCGCATTTCTGAAAGTGAAATCTATGTAAACGCAGGTACGCAATCCAACCAGCCCAAAACTGGCACCATTCAAACACTTGTGCAATTAACTACTGATGACAGAATTTTCTTCATTGTGCAAAATAAAACCAAGGCAGACGCCATCTTGGTGGAATTCATGAAGCTGATAGTCAAGAGCTGACTAGGGCATAGCTTTTGTCCTTTTGTAGTAACATGGAAGGATAAGCGCTTCATTACTATGGCACAGAGAGTTATCAATGGGGAGCAGTATGAAGCTCTCTTGATTCGTGGGGATCTAAATGGCGGCCCCGTGCCTGTTGCATTTGCCAGTGGCGTGACGATTAGCGGCGTCACAATTGGCGCTGAAGTGGAGGTGACAAATGATAGTGGCAATCCGCTGCCAGTGGTGCAAGGGCTGAGCGTTCCTGAGCATGATTATATTGCGCTTGCCTATAGCGGATCTACATTGACTGGCGTGACGTATAAGACTGGCGGAGAAAGTGGCACTACAGTGGGCACATTGGCGCTTGCCTATAGTGGCTCTACGCTTCTTTCAGTTACTAAGAGCTGAGGATCATGGGATATAAATTTAATCCATTTACTGGCAATTTTGATGCCACTGATAGTCCCAATGGGGAGTTTGAAAGTTTAGACGTTAGTGGCGACATCAACCTTGATGACGGCGGCACCTACGAAACCACCGTGCAGGTGGTCACACCAACTGCCAACCGCACGATCAGCTTCCCGGATGCCACCGGCACCGTCGCATTAGTTGCTGGCAGCTCTGGTCAACTGACGTACAACTCTGCAGGTGCTCAAGCTGGCCTCACTTCTGCCAATATCGGCAGTACTGGTGAGATCAACATCAGCTTGGCAGGTGCTGCATCCACACCGCCTGTCTCCTTCACTGGCTCTTGGTTCACTGGTGGCACTGCTACCACGACTAAGCCTCAACTGCTGATTGAACCAACTGGTACGACTTCGACTGCTTGGAGCACAAGTGGTACTGGTCTCGGTGTTAATGCAGCGAGTGGGTTCAGCGGAAGATTGCTAGACCTACAACTTAATGGTACGAGTAGTTTTAGTGTAAACAGCTCGGGAACAGTAAGTGTACCGTTGGGTAGCAATACGGCCCCGTCTGTCTACTTCGGCACCGATACCAACACCGGCATTTACTCCCCCGGCGCAGACCAAGTAGCCATCTCGACTAATGGTCAGGGGCGGTTGTTTGTTGATGCAAGTGGGAATGTTGGGGTTGGCAGTGGAGTTTCAGCAATTGGAGGAAATTATGGA